AGATTCTCCATTTGTTCTTGTTGGTTTTCCATTGGTTTTTAATTTTAAGTTTAGACAAATATACAATAAAAGTTTAAACTAGATATATTTAAAAACAAAAATCCAGGCATAGTACATACCTGGATCTCTATATTTTAAGTAGTTAGCTTAGTTTTTGTTATTCTTTATATACTTGCCAATACCAAGTGCGGCACCAACTCCCCCAACTGCACCAGCTATTTTTCCTAGTAAGGTAGCATCACCACCACTGCTTGATCTTCCTGATGATCTAAATGTTTTTTTACAACCTGGTTTTTTAGGTTTACCCGCACATTCTGAAGCTGTCATACCACCTTCAGAATAGCTCTTCATTGATCTAATCATTGGCTTAGGGCTATTTTTTTGCATTGACTTACAGAAGACTGTAGCATCTGTAACTCCTTTTAATCCATTTTTCATAGTTATCTGTTTTTAATAGTAAAGTTTAATATAGTTACAAGATAGAATTCTCTGGAATAATCTAATTCTAATGTAAAGATATCTAATGCTGAGATTCTAAATCTAAACATTATCTTATCCCATTGTCTTCTTGAACCTTTCCAGTTATTTCTAAACTTCATTTCTTATTTCTCTTAGCCATGTGTTTTAAAATCCAAGAACTAAATGTAGTTCCTACTTTTTCTAGTATTTTGTTATCAGCATCTACTGTAACTTTAGAACCTTCTGCAGTTTTAGTAACTTCAATATCTAATTTCTTAGTATCAATTTTAACATGTTGTTCTGTTTCTGTAGCATGTACTTCTACATCAACTTTAGGTGTGTCAATAACTACATCTAAGTTTTTCTTGTCTTTCTTAATGTAAGCTCTTTTAGTTTTTGTTTTTACTTCTAGTTCTACATTAACTTCTTTTTTCTTCTTTGCCATTGTTATTTGTTTTAGTTATTAAAATTTAGGAGCCTATCTCAAAGTGCATCCAATCAAAATTCTTTTCTCTTCCTAATGATATAAACCCATGTTTATAGAATATATCAATCATTGCTTTATATTCCGGTTTAGCAAACCTAGCTGTCTTACTTGTTTCATGCAAAGTATTTCTTGCAGGATCTAAATCAATAGCTATTCCCCAAGAATGTTTAGACCAAGCAGAACCACCTCTCATTTTGCGGAAGTTAAAACATCCACCAAATAAGTCTATACCTAACTCTTTAATTTTAGGTAATCCATAAGTAGCTAGAATATCTTTAAACACAGCTTCAAAATTACCAGCAATTAGTTTATGACATCTGAGTTTTGTTACAGTTGTATCAGTATCCCAAGCTAATCTCATTGGATACGGTAAAGTTATAGTTACCAAGTAACCTTCTCCTGTTATATTAGGAGTACCATACTTCTTAATTGTTTGCTGCGTTGTCAACATCTTCTGATTTTTTAGTATCATCAACTGTTAGTTGAGATAATGTTGCAGCTACAGTTCCTGCTGTTACTATGTATCCTGCTGCAGTAACTACTGCTGCTGGTAAAGCTACAGGAGCTGCAAGTATTATTCCGGCTACTGTACCTGTAATGATAGCCCATCTTTGCACTCTTTTCCAAAACTTAGGTGTCTTAGATTTCCATCTTTCTTTAAGAGTCTTTTCCATCTTTGTCTATTTTAGGTTCATCTTTTACATATTTTGCCAAAGCTTTCAATACTGGCAAATGTTCTGTCCAACCTAATCTTTTAAAATTCTCTAGGTTAGATAATATCAAATTTAATAAAACATAGTTATAGAACATATCATGAAGCCATTCATATATGTTAAACTTATAACCAATAATGTTTACTCCTAGAATGTTATTAGCTAATGTATTTGATACTCCTATCATAATCATGTATACTAAAAGCTTTAACCAACCTTTACCAAAAAGCTCTGAGTCAAACTTTTTACCTTCTTTTCTTGAAGCTGATAATCCAGTATAAAACTCAAGAAGAAACAAGATTAATATAGAAATACCTATGATAGCTTTAATACCAAAAATTAAATCAAAGTAATATGCAAATGTTGCAGCAATACCACTTAGGGTTAATAACGGCATGGACATCTTAGGGTGAAAAGCACTATTTATAAAATGATTGGTATCAGTATATCCAGCTGTCATCACTAACTTACAACACAGTGTTTTCATTATTCTATTATTTATATATAATATACAAAAAATTATTTAAAACTATACTAAACACTCTGAACAATCTGTTAAATCTCCAACGGGATCTACTACTGATACTGCTGCAAAAAAGCTTAATGTTCCATACCCTATTACTTCAAAGCATTGTAACTCAGTAGTATCAGTCTGAGCAAAGTAAAATTGTCCAGTAACTATTGGAATAGTAGATATTACAGTATAGGTATTACTATCTATACAAGATACTACTTCATATATGTTACATTTTAATAATTTATTAATTGGTTCAGCATTTGCTTCAAGACATAATTGACAATCTCTATAGTTATTTGGGCGTGCTGTAGATGCCCAATCCCGAATAGGATATGTTTCTACTCCTGTAGTATCATAAGACATTACTTCCCAACAAATACCCCAGTGATCACTAAATATAGTACCTTCACTAAAGTTCATAAATTCTGCAGGAACTTGAGCTACTTCTACTCTATCATTGTCACAACAATTTCTTATTGTTAAGAAATACTCTGTAGGACAAGGATTAGCTGTTGTACATAAACTACAATTTGCACCTGGGGTTACTGAATATACAGTATCTACTACTATATCATAGTTTGTAGGTAATGACTCTGCTTGTCTGCCTACCTCCCAACATATACCATTTGTATCTACAAAAGAATCACCTAGATTTAATGATGCTGAAGTAGCAATAATTTCACTTAGTTGACCACAACAAGATCTAATACTCCAAAAATCAGGACATGGATTAGCTGTAGTACAATCTGTACAATCTCCAGGAATTATAGTATCTACCGTAATAGATTCTTCAGATATAGGTGCTCCAGTTTCAAACTGCACAGTCCAACATAATCCATTGTTATCTACAAAAGTATCTCCTACAACTAATCCTGGTAATGAACCTGAAACAAGTTCTATACCTTGAATACAACAAGATGATATTTGAAGATTCTCAGGACAAGGATTAGCTGTTTGACATTCTACACAAGATGTATAAACATCTACAAAGTTTCTTGTAAAGTTGGTTACATCTTTTGAATTTGATATAACTTCCCAGCAATTTCCTTCATCATCTACATGGAAACTACCTACTTGTAATCCTGGTATATTTACTAGTTCAGTTATAAGTGGTTCACAACAGTTTTTGATAATAAAGTTAGATTCTGATGTAATTACAGCACATGGTCTTTCAATATCAAATGTATAAGATACAGTTGCTAAGTTAAGGTCTGTTGGTACAGGGTATATACATTCTCCAGGTCCAAGGCAATCAACTCCAATATTAAATCCTACTAGAAATCTTGTATCATGAATGTCAAAAAAAGAACCTAATGTGACACTTGTTTCAAAACATAATGAGTTATTTCCTTTAAAAGGAAATGATTCAATTGGTATAAATGTAAAGCCTGTTGCATCATTACTTCTACAGCCAAAATAATAAACTCCTAGTACAAGATTTACATCAAAATTTTCATTTACATACACTTGAACATTATTAAAGTATGCAGTTCCTGATATAGTGACTATGTCATCTGGTACTAAGTTGATTGGTAAAGGAATCCCTGTATTTTTATCTGCTTCTAATATTGTAGGTGCAAGGACAACATTTGAATAATCATATGTATCCGCTGACCATATAGCTTGATTTGAAAGACTTCTTCCAAAAAAAAGAACAGGATTTATAACATTTGGAGTAAATGCAAAAGAATGTTCCACAATCTTAGTAAACTCTGGTTTACAAGTATTAGGATTTATAAAAATTTGTGTGCTCATATTATTTCTTATCTACTTATTTCTTCCCAATCTACAGATACATAAGCTCCTAATGTTCCTCCTATAGTATCAATAGCCATTTCAATTACTAATTCAAAAGCTGTTCCCGTAAAAGTATTTCTTTCTAGTTGAGATGCAAATAATGCTTCTTTTAGTATATCCATACTTGGAGAACCCTGATTAGATGAGTTTATATATCCTTGTGCTAATATCCTACCTCCAGAAGCAGATGCACCTGTTAAGTTATATTCAACAGCAGAATCAGGTCCTATAGGAGTCCATAAACCACCAGTTATAGCTGCCGACTGAACAACTCTCCAAGCATAGTTTTTACCATTACCTAACCCTAACAAAGATACAGCAGTAAGTATTACAATAGCATCTAGTTTAGTTGGTACAAGTCTTATTCCAACTATAGGATAATATGTTCCTGCTGCAGCAAATGTTACTGGAGTAAGTATTGGAGTTCCAATAGCTTGTTGAGCTCCTCTTAACTCATATCCACCTTCAGATATAACAGTAGAACAAACTTGCTTTAATGTGGCTGCCGTTGCTGTTCCTTCATTAGTTATCTCATATCTTAATGGTAATGATGCTGTAGTAATATAAGTAGAGGTGATTAAGTTAGCATGATTAAATCTATGACAAAGTATGAATACTCCATCTATTATAAATCCTAATCTTACAGTTCCTTCACCTAACCACTCAATGTCCATAAACATGATTTGAGCTTTAGTTATATCTAAAGTTACTCCTGAAGGTCCATTGCCATCTAGTGTATCCACATTCCAAACAGCTTGAGGCACAATACTTTCAGTCACTAAACCTGTAACTGCACTTCTTTCTACAAAACTTAAAATATCATCTCTTAGCTGAATGTAGATACCATTATCTGTTCCATAATACCCAACTCTTTGTCTTAATCCTGTTTGAGCAGGAGCCATTACAAATGTGTTAAATACTAATAATGACTTACCTGGTTGATATGAAAATACCTTTGCAGTCTCTCTTATTACTTGAGATCCGCCTGTACTGGTTACATTTAGATTAACTAATCCCTCACTTGCACTAAATACAGCAGTTCCGCCAAGTGTTCCTAATGTATTCCATAATCCATTATCTCTGTATCTATGAGAAGAATCAAATAGAGTCAAAGGTTGAGATACTCTAAACCTTCCAAATGCATCTGTAAGCATTGGATATTGAGTAAGAAGGTTTCCAGAACTGGAACTTCCTGCTATGGAAACTATAGTACTCATTATGCAATAATATAGGTAATTAACAACTCAGTTCCTGTACCATCTGCTGTTAAAGTACCTGTAGCAAAATAGTTATTGATACCACTTGCATCATAGTTCACTATCTCACCTGGTTTCAATGTTACTCCGTTTATAGTAGCATTTCCAGTACCTACATTAGCTACAGAAAAGCTAAACACAGAAACTGGATTTGTAAAAGCACCAGTTACTCTAACAGCCCCTGGAGTTCTTGGTTGACCTACACCAGTAGCTGATAATGCATTTATAACACCTTGTAAACCTTGAAGAACTTTCCATTGGAATGGTAAATTATTACCCTGGTTCCCTGTATCTTTTAAATTTCCTATTGACATAATTATAATTTTAATAAATTCTTATTCCTTGACATACTACACTAAAAGCTGCATTATCAACTCTTCCTGCTACCATAATGTATTGATTTTGTGTCCAATTGATTGGAACAGTTGATACTGGTATTCCAGTAGTATTTGTAATATCATCGGTTGTAAAAGATCCAGATTGATTAATACAATATGTATTTCCACCATTTATAAAAAATGTTCTTTTTATTGAAAAAAACCTAAAACCTGTAGTTCCGCCACTTGTAAATGCTATCTGAGTTGCTCCTGATCCGACACCTATACTAGTAGTAGTATTTACAAATATTGATGTAAAAGCATTATAACCAGTTTGTTTATTTAAATGAACTACTATATCAAATGAGTCAATATTAGAAAATGTATTTGCAGGAATAAGTATTGCAGTTAATACAACATTAGTAGTACTAAAAGTACCAAACGGCCCTGTAGATACAAATTTTGGAGCATTTACTCCAGGGATTCCTTGAATACCCTGTAAACCTTGTGGACCTTGAATTCCCTGAACTCCCTGAATTCCTTGAGGACCTGTAGCCCCCGTTAGTCCCTGTGGACCAGTAGCACCTATATTAGCAAGTAGTGCCCAGTTTACATCATCTAAATTTGGAGCAGTAGTTCCTGATGTATTATTAATACAAAACCAAGACGCTCCACCAAAGCCTACTGCATCATCAACTACATATGATCCACCAGATACCCAAGCTCCTTGCCAATTAAGACCAGCAGGTCCTACTGGACCAATGCTTCCGTTAACACCTGGTACACCTTGTACACCTTGATCACCTTGGATGCCTTGCGGACCCTGTGGACCTTGTACTCCTTGGGGACCTTGAGCACCTGTACCTACTTGATCAATAAAGTCTTGTACAGTTATTGCTCCAGCTAAATATCCATCATCCCTTTTAGGATCTTTTAATCCAACAGGTAATAATGTTTTAGTAGCATCAACAGAAGTAACTTGCCTTCTACCTTTAATCCAAGATATGAAGTTTAGTATATCCATGATTAGTTAAGTGTATAAAGTTCATAGTATACATACAATGCTCCATCCCAGTTATTAACTCCGGCTACTGCAGGGTTAGCATTGTAAAGATTAAATCCTAAACCATTAGAAGCTCCCGAAGAGATTAAGTATGGAATAGCATTATCTGTAATAACGTTTCTGTAATATACAGAGTATTGTACATATATATTATCTATGTTAGCTACAGTAAGATCTAGTTCTGGATTATTAATTAAAAAAGATACAGAGCTGGCAAAAGCTGCACCAGGGGTAAGTGGCACACTTGATCCCATACCAGTAATATCAATAATACCACGGGGAGTATCTACTGTCACTACATTAGTAGCTGTAACATCTAACTCATAATGCTTAGTATTACCCGTGCAACCTGATTGCACACAGTTTTTAAGAGTCATCCCATAAGTCTGATACTGATCATCTCTTCTATTAAACCCAACATTAGCACCTAATGCTATTAGATCTGTGTTAGGATCATTTGCTTTGGTCTTTACTAGACCTGCTGCTTTAGTATACAGCCAATTTAAAATATCCATGATTATTTATTTTTTTTTATACAGCACTTGTGCTTAATACACCAAGATCTGATACACTTATTCTAAATCTATTTCCAACTGGAGATGTTAAAATAAGTCCTCCTGATGGATCTTCTGATTCTATTGCTCCTGTTTTTACAACAAGACTTGCATCTGTATATGTTGCTAAACCATTACCAATAGTTACTTGACCATTACCTTGAATGATTAATCTTTCTGTACCTCCATGAGAAAACTTAATTGGATAAGGACCACTCTGACTAAAGAATGCTGCTCTGTCAAATACAGGATTAGCATTAAAAGGATTTAAACCAAAATTAAATGAAGTAGCAGGAGTTTGCCATATATTGCTTATTGCAAATGTTGAGTTTGTTTGAACAGTGCGTATAGCTTGTGCATTTGTAGTTATTAGTAATGCATAATTTCCAACATTTTGTGAGGCTCCTCCAATACCAACTCTTGTACCGCCTAAAACAGGTGAAGGTGTTACTGCTAATCCAATATGTGGTGCCCACTGTGTACCAGTCCAAACTTGAGTTTGACCTACTAGGAAGCCATTTGCTCCTGATCCTGATGGCCCTTGTATACCTTGGATACCTTGAGGTCCTTGAGGTCCAGTTGCCCCTTGAGATGCTAGTAATGCCCAGTTAGGATTTGAGTCAGGTGCAGCTCCACCTGGTGCAACATTAGCAATACAAAACCAAGATGCTCCGTTATATCCTACAGCATCATCTACAACATATGTACCAGCAGCAGACCATGCACCTTGCCAGTTTAATCCTGCTGGACCTACTGGTCCTGGTACACCCTGAGGACCTATTGGTCCTTGAGAACCTGATGGTATTACTGAAGCTACTTGAGATGTAAAGTCTTGTACTGATATAGCACCTGTTAAATACTCATCATCTCTTCTACCATCTTTAAGTGCTACAGGTAATAGAGATTTAGCTGGATCTACAGATGTTACTTGTCTGCGTCCTCTTATCCAAGAAATAAAATTTAAAATATCCATGATTAATGTTTTTATAAATATACACTATAATATACAAAAAATATTTTACATAAAAAAATCCTCAGCTAAAAAACTGAGGATTAAGTTGCTTAACAGGTTAACAAGTTATTGCGGAAAAGGAGATGACAGAGTGTTAAGCAACTAAGTATCCCATTAAAAATGCTATTAATAACATAATTCCAATAAGCATATTTGCAAATTGTCTACCATACTTATCATCTTCATAATGGTTATGCATCTTGTTTAGTATTGGCTTATTCATTGCATTTGCAATAAACCAAAATGCTAAAACAAAACATAACAATACAAATACAAGTATATATTTCATAGTAGCAAATATAGAAAGAATATTTATTTATCCAAACTTTCTATTCTCTTTTGGAGATATACTATGGCTTTTTCTAGATCCTCTTTATACTTTCCCGGATTCTTTTTACCAGCTCTTACTACATATTTAATGACATTACCTAAATAGAAATCTCTATCCATACCCCAGGCTTCAAGAACCTTAAATACTTCATACGGATTAGATTCCCCACCATAGTATACAGGTCTGGGTCCTACAGATAATTTAACTACTCTATTATTAAGATCTTTAGGTTCTCCAAATGTAGAACTAACTACACTAGTGTTATTACCATAGATACCATCTGTCATAGTTGGATATGGAGATACCGGAGTTTTCTTTTTGTCCATGACTACCAGATTATAACAACATCACCTTCAGTAAGAAGAAGTTTAATCTCACCATCAATTTCTATTCTCTCAACAGTCTCCATGTTTAGAGATCCTGTTCTTACATACACTTCATCACCTACAGCTACTTCTTCTACTTTATCTCCTATAGCATATACAGTAAGTTTACTCCAAAGCTTAGCTGCTTCTTGCATCATTGCTTCTTCATCTTTTGCAGACAGTTCAATAACTGACTTCTTTCTCTGTGGCACATTAAGCAATATAGCCCGGCCTCTTAGTTTTTTAAAATTACTCATTCCTCATTTTTAAACGTTAATACTTTTACTACTGACATAGATGCATTAAGAATCTCTCCTACTGCATGATCAAACAGAAGACTCTTTAAGGGCACTCTTTCTGCTTCATAGTTCTTCTTCATAATCTCAGCAATCTCTGCTGCTAATGCTTTTACTTTATAAACATCTGATGTATCTTCAGCATCTTCTTTAATACCTAAGAGTTTATATCCAAATGGAGTTATCTTAGTTTCATTAGCCTGTATATTACCAGGTGTTGGGTAAACTGTTTCTTCTGACATATTATTGGTTTTAAAAATTACGCATCATATTTCTGTTTAGTACTAACCTTAGATTCTTCCGGTTCTTTGTCTTCAGGAAGAGAATCTAAGATAGTCAACTTAATCTTTTCTAATAAACCTATAAGAGCTAGATTACCATATGCTTCTTCATGTAGTCTGACTTCTAGGCCTTTTTCTTTTTCTGTTATACTTAACAGTGCTTTGTCTGACATATTTAATAATTTACTTAGTTCATCATAGAGCTCCCGGGCACGGAAGTTATCCATACCCTGATTCCTAACTTCTTCAGTTAGCTTTTTCCACAACAGCTTTTGCTGGGCAGTCATTAGTAAATAAATAATTAGGAGTGGTTGCTCTCATGGTTTGTTGGTACCACAAATATATAAACTATTTTAATTTAAACTAAAAACCCCAGAAAATTTTTCCAGGGCTTTCAGCTAAATCAATTAAACCTTTATGTTATGATACTACAAATATACAAACTTATTCTGTATCATAAAACATTCTATCAGAATCTTCTGTATGCCACTTGTCATATCCCTCACAATTATACCAATCTTTATTTACTAAATAATCTGGTCTCTCTGGAAAAGGCTTGGTAACAAAGCTAGGCTCTGACCACTTAATCCGGTTGTTAGGTTGCAGTGCTATCTGTCCATTATCTAGTAATATAATATGATGACTCTTATGTTCTAATGCATCTTCAGCTAGAGATAGATCTGTGTTCATATCATTGGCTCCCCAGTTAATAGTAGCATAGTAACTACCCGGGTGAAACTTATGGTCTTTCATGTACACTTCTACTTTAGTATCATATACATATGACAAGTGTAGTAAAGTAAAGTTGTATGAGAAACAATTCCATATCTGTAAGAAGTGAAACGGTAGATCTGGATCTGGAAGTTTTGGTTCAGTAAGTAACGCATGAGATGGTAACTTATCCCTAAGCACTCCATTCTCTAACAGTACCTGGAACAATGCAGCTTGTCCCGGCATACATCTAACTGAAACAACTACCCCCGGTGTAAATTCTCCAAGACCTTTTTGGTGTTGATACATGTACTCATTCCTAACAAATACCTTGAGAGGAAAAAAGTTATGTTCTATATATGCCATATATTATTTCTTGAAGAACCCTTTCTTAGGTTGCTCCTTCTTATCAAAGCCTAACTTATCTATAATCTTATTAGCTTCATCTTCTGCATAACCTATAGCTTCTTCTTCCTTGTCTTTGATATTCCAGTTGTTCAGTAGGATACTCATATGCATAGCCTCATGCATAACTGCGGTAGCTTTCTCTGTAATAGAGTATCTCTTAAATGTACCTAGGTTAATAAACAAGAATGGTAGGTAAGGCTTCTTAGCAGTAAGCTTCTTATCAGCCGGATCATAGTTACACCATCCATAGATATACACTCCATTACCTACAGTCTTATCTACTTCCTCTGCCTGAGCATCTTTACGGTTCAACCCGTGCATCTCATCAACATCATAATAATCAAATATCTGTGTAGCATTATCTCCTGCTAACAGAATATACTTACCCATGTCATACTTTTTCATGAAGCAAATATATATACAATATTATAATAAACAAAAAACCCCAGTACATTATACCAGGGCTTCTTGCTGTAGCAATTTTAAAATACTGAAATGAAAGTTTATTAGTACCACAAATATACAAATAAATACAAGACTAAAAAATTTTTAGGTAAAATAAAAGTATTGGATTAGAGTGTAAGATGGGGCCGTCACACTGAACCCCCGGGGGCTTCCGGAGCTGGGGGCTACCCCCTATGATTGACAGGGGGATAGCATGCATGCTAGAAATATTTTGAGATTTATTTCTAGCAGAAGAAGTTCTACAACTTCTATCATCTATGAATTTAAAATTATAGAGTATGATAAGTTTATGTGTGATACCTAACATGAAATGTACATCCTGGAGTGAGAGACGCTGGATGATTATATCATGTGTATGTTTAGATGCCATATATATGGTGCCTATGATTGCAAATATAATGGGAGCTAATTAATAGCTCTCATTTTTTTTGCACGTACAACTTTATACTATTAAGAAAACTTAATACTATGAAAAGTTAACAGTTACAGGGGATGATATCCCCTTCTTTTTTTTTCATATACAGCTTTTAGCTTCTATTAATTAAAATTAATATTATGAAACAGTTATTAAAATTTATGGTGCTATATGCTTTTGGGCTTGGCACATTCTGTTTATACTTCTTCGGAGTATTAGCTTTAGAACCAACTGCACCATTAGTAGGTGTTACTGTTATGGGATTAATATTGGGATTCTGCGCAATTATGCTTGCACTCAATATTGTATTCCATATAGAAGAAAAACTACTAGAGATGTAGTTGGGAGAGAGACAATGTCTCTCTTTTTTTTCTTTTGCTTTCAGCAGCTTTAATATACAGCTTCAATCTTTTATTAATTTAAAAATTAAAAGTTATGATTAGTTATGTTATTATAAATGGTGTTGTAACCATTAAAGAATGGGCATTAAATCCTAATGCTTAATTTAAAGTGGTGCTTTAGAAGTGCCACTTTAATTTTCTTACAATCAATGTATTAACCCTAAATTATATATTATGATTAAATTGATGTTTGTATGGTTGGTATTAACGGGACAAGTTAAGTACCAACAAACAATGGATGGTGTAAAACAATATGCACTGTTCTTTGAAGATGGCAAAGTTGTTGACTATGCCACAAAGGCTGAGATCTATGAGTACATAGAGACAGGCACATTTGAGTATGATGAAGACTTAGGGAGATAATCCCTAAGTTTCATTTACTCTTATACAGCTTTAGGCTATTATTAATTATTAAATTATATGTTATGTGGAAAGTTATTTTAAACTTTAGAAATGGTGGAACTCAATATTATGGTTTCCCTAACAAACAAGCAGCAGAATTCTTCTTTAACACAGTTGTGTTTAAAAATGAAGATTGTGTTAATGCTACTGTAGTTAGAGAAGATGAAATTGAGTATGAACCTGAACTTCAAAAGGCACTTGACTCAGCTCAGTATCATTTGGATTTAGTAAACAAAATCACAAGTAAGTTTTAGGACTTACTTGTTTTTTTCTTTATACAGCTTCTAACTGTTGTTAATTATTAAATTATATGTTATGGATACAAATACTGTAATAGAAGTCATTGGATTGCTTGATGCAAGAATTGAAAGATGTATAAAACTTATTAATGAAGATGAAGAGATTATAGATGATGACCGTTTCAGGTATCTAGAAACTTCTTTATCTACTTATAGAAAGTTTAAAGAGACATTACAATCAATTTTGAATAAGCAGGACAAGAATAAGAAAGAGGAGTAATCCTCTTTTTTTTCTTTTTTACAGCTTTTTACTTTTATTAATTTAAAACTATTTACTATGAAAAAGTTAATTAAATTCTTATTTCCTAAAACCTATCAGGCAATCTTCAGTGAAGGTTACAATGAATGTTGGAATATTTATAATCAAGACTATAATCATGATGACTATGATTATGAGTATGATGATTATGACTATGATGATTATGAACAGGAAGAAGATGATGAGTTGCAAAGCCTTCATGATGAACACTATGCAAACCTTGCTAAGGATTGGGAAGAACAACAAAGACAAGATGAAAAACTTCTTGCTGAATTGTATATTCCTAAAACTCCTCAATTAGAGATAGGTGATAAAATTCACCTACACTCTAAGCAAGGTATGTATACTGTTACAGAAGTATACAATGACTCATTTGCTTACTGTACTAAACACAGTGATATCAGCTATGCTGATTACAGTGATTATAAATGTCACGCAGGTGGTTTATGGAATTTTAAAGGGAAGTAATTCCCTTTTTTTTCTTAAGCCTGCGGCAGCTTTAGAATTTACAGCTTTTTACTTTTATGGATAATTAATTGTTTAACCCATAAAAAACTTAAAAGTTATGGAAAAGAAAAATCCTGTAGTTGATTGCATTTTGGTTGCATTCAAAGGTGATGTCAAACAAAACACCAACGGTAAAAACTACAAGTGGTGCACAGTTGCCATTAATGGTAAAAACCACCCTGCTATGATCTATGAGAAATCATATGATATCACAGCAGAAGGTGAAACCATTAAGGCTGAACTTGCCCCTGTTGGTGATGTTGTTATGATCACTGCGTTCAACCCTGCTGTTGCGGGTGGTACACCGTTACCAACCAAAGCAGATTTTGCAGATTTGTTTAGTGCAATCTAGCAAAAGCTACACAGATAACCTACTGAAAAGTAGGTTTTCTTTTTCTGCTAGCCTTCGGCAGCTTTCACCTACAGCTTTTAACTGTTAGTAGTTGCTGATAAACACAGAAACTACCGCACAGTTAAAACGGTCGGTCCAATCAAATCAACAGATAGCTTTGGTCTTGCTGAATCTGTAGCAACTGTACGGTCATATAAATAATTATGCTAGTGCACACAGAAGTTTACAGTTGATGCATACTACCCCGGGAAACATTCTGACTCAGTGTGTAGCAAATGTAAACTGAATGAGAATAAATTCAGTGTGAATAGGTGTGATAATGTGATTGGCAGTCAATCTCTCACCACATTAACAGCATATCTATGGTCACTAGAATCAGTAGTTTAGCTTACATAGCATAATTATATGGCTATATAATGATATATAGACATTTAAGCCCTATATTAGCCCTATCATTACTACTACTATATAGTATAGATGTTAGTGTTAGACAGTAAAGGCTTCCGGGAAAGCTGTAATTTCCGGTCATATATAGAAACAGAAATAGTTTGCAATATGTAATATGGTTAATCAGATAGGCACTGCCGAGTTCTGACAGACACATAGAGCAAATAACTACTCTATGGCAAGAACTGAACAGTCTTGTATTATAACTATTTCTCTTTAAGTCCTATTGTTTAGCATAGTTAACACAGCAGATAGGCATTACCTTTATTTACCACAAGGTTTCAGGCATAACCTCTCATCCTGTAAAGCAGGGGTTGACTTGTGGTTTTATACTCTCATCCAAGCAGGTAAGGAAATGCTACTAGTAGATCTCGTCAGTCTATTACTGTGGGCTCTTAATGGAATGACTACATCCTCAAGGGTTGCAACCTTGTGAGAGTACAATACATTACAGTTGTAATATATCTGAATAGAAAACCATAATAGTGTGGTGAGTAAACAGATTAAATGTCTTTGGAGTAATTAACCAAAGGAGCACTTGAAGAGAATGGAAGTGTTTACAACTGAGTGCAGAGGGGTTATCCCTCTTATTTATTTTAACCAGGCACAAGTATGACTCTAAGTGCCAAACTACCTAGGGAGTTGAGTTACCCGACTTATTATGAGAACTAAAAGATTGTCCGTTTATAGTGCGGGGCTGTGAAGATCTGAAAGCCAACACTATTTCTTTTGATTATTAACCCTAAATATATACTCATGGAGAAAGTTTATTGGACTATGAAGAATGGTC